GAAGTCCTCACGTGCTAAGGCAAGTGTGAACATCTACCCTGACGAAAGGAGGTCAAACCGAGTGTTCATAAACTATGATCCAACTATCACGTATAGACAAGCTGTAAGTTCTATATGTGGAATTGTTGGATCAAAGTCAAAGATGACAAATTTATCTCTTCATGGAAATCCAAACCATGTAGACTATTCCGGCCTTAGTGGCTGGTTTCGTTACAAGTTTTGTGGAAAGCAACTTACAGTTGTTGAAGAGAGATTCGGAGTGGATATGTTAGCTTTATTGGATCAGGACTGTGTTCCCGAGAGTCCAAGAGTTAACATTGAAGCACCTGTAGCTGCAATCCAGGTAAAAGATGAGCAAGAAGTGGATAACACATGTGTTGAAGGCAGTGTGGCATCCACGTCATCTGATTTTTCTTCGAGTAAGCGCAATGATAAAGGAAAGAAGAAAATGAAGGCTGGTAAGGGTAAGAATAGGGTACAAATCCCTGATGACTCTACCTTACCAACTAAGACAGGGAATGTACCCCCTGCGAATGAGTACATTGAGTACACGAGAGTACGCCGTGATAAGATGGCGGTAACGTGTGCACAAATGGCAAGAAACAAATTCCCCATTACCCATAGAACAGAAGCCAATCGATTAGTCGTGCGGAAGTATATATATGGGTTACTGGAGCAACATGGATTAAGACCCCAGCATATAAGAGCAACACTCGACATCTCCGTCTCGTTAGCTTTTGTGCCGGATCAGGTAGATCTAATGGTAACTGTATTTGAATCTACGCAAGCCTATGTCCAGCGATTAGATGAACATAGACGCCCACATACCACAGGTTGGTTTAAGAATTTATTCACGTGGATGCCTAAGGTCATACCCCATCAGGGGTATGACCGTAGTTGAGGAGGCCCAAAAATGTTACCTGGGGTGGACTGTGCTTTAAGTACGGCTCCCGACCACCCTGATTTGCAGGTAACAAAATTTTTGGGTCACCATTGCAAGTTGCGTAAATCCTTTTTGATTGCTGGAATCTCACCAGCAGTCAATTATGCAACTTTCAATACCTCTATTGATGCCGCTGAGTGTGCAATTAAAGAAAGGGTCTTCTTTGTAGAAGAAGACGGCAAGTTTCTTGCGCCACCACGGCCAGTACCCGGACACTATGTTAATGTCTTACATGATGTCTTTCAAATCTTTAAGAAGCATTCACAATTTTGCAACCCGTTGAGGCCCGAGCAATTTGCTAGGGCGTACCAGGCTCCGAAATTGGGAATGTATCTGAGAGCAGTGGAAAGCTTGGAAAGGAAAACTCTCGAACCAAAGGATGCGCATATTAAAGCATTCATGAAGTACGAGAAGTATAACTTCAAGCCGGGGAAGAAAGTGGTACCTAGAATTATTTCACCACGTAGTCCTAGGTTCACGGTATCATTAGGTAGGTTTGTAAAACCTATTGAGAAGAAAATTTACACTATTGTCAATGACTACCTTTTCGATTCACCAACAATAATGAAAGGACTCAATCAATCACAACGTGGTCGTGTAATACACGACCATTGGAGTGATTTTATTGATCCTGTCGCTATTGGTATTGATGCAAAGCGATTTGATCAACATGTCTCACTGGAAGCACTAAAGTGGGAACATATGGTATACAAATTGTTTTATCCAGGTTGCAAAGAGTTTTCACGTCTCTTGAAATATCAAGAACGTAATAAATGCTTTGTAAATTTGTTAGATGGTAAGGCAAAGTATGTAACAGAAGGCGGACGCATGTCTGGCGATGTGAATACTGCCCTAGGTAACTGTCTATTATCATGTTCACTAGTATATGCTTATGCTCAAGAAATTGGAGTAAGGATTAAACTGGTGAATGATGGTGATGATTGCGTCATTTTTATGGAAAAGACTTCTGAACCAAAATTTAGAATGTCTTTAGTCGAATGGTTCACTTCAATGGGATTCACTATGGAGGTAGAGGCTACAGTCTATGAACTGGAGCATATATCTTTCTGTCAAGCACAACCAGTGTTTGACGGGACCAGCTATCTGATGGTCCGGGATCCTAGAACCAGTATTACCAAGGACTGTGTTGCCTTAAAACCACTTGACAACCATAAGGTTGCCAAGATGTGGATGGCATCAATAGGGAAATGCGGGTTGTCATTAACGGGTGGTATACCAATACTCCAAACCTTCTATGCTATGTTAGTACGTGGCAGTGAAGGGGCGAAGTGTTTGGTTGATCCAACCCTGGGAACATATAGGGACCTGACAATAGGTATGGAGCGTCAAACAATAACTGAAGTAAGTAGTTTGACCAGGTACTCATTTTGGCTTGCTTTTGGAATCGCACCAGAAGAACAAGTGGCCATTGAGAACTTCTATTCAGCAACATTATTGGTGTCAACAATTGTTGAACACCAATCACATGTGTTGCTGCCGATATAGTCCATTTATTCCGAAGAATTCAAACTACCTGCTTGGAAGCATTGGGTCAATGGATGTGATACCCCAAAACTATTATTTTAGTGCTATACAGAACGCCAACAGACTGCACGGCGGTTCTCATAAGAGTTATCCATTGATGTACAGTCGCTCTCGTCATGAGGCATCCAATACAATGACAAGAAAGACAAAACAAAATAAAGGTATTTCTCCTTTGATGAAGATAGCTTCACTCGAAAAGAAACTTAGCGCTTTGGCAACTAGTAAGAAACAGAAGCAGAAACCTTTTTCTGCAGCTGGAGAAATAGTTGGCAAGAGCGTTGGCTCAATGTTCGGTAGTGCCGGCACTGGTTCAAAAATTGGCAAATGGCTAGGATCTGGCATTGGTTCAATTTTTGGAAGTGGGGATTACACAATGGTTGGTCAACAACCAGCGTATAATGTCCTAACCAATAGTACCCAAATCCCAAAGTTTTCTCAAACCCGACAATCAACTCAGGTTTGTCATAGAGAATATTTGGGAGACATTCAAGGTACTGCAGCGTTCAACAACACCCAGTATCCACTCAATCCTGGAATTGCTACAACTTTTCCATGGTTGGCCACAGTGGCACAAAATTATCAAGAGTATAAATTTCATGGATTAATCTTTGAATTTAGACCATTGATCACAGATTTTGTGACTAACGGGGCACCAGGTGTTGTTGTGATGGCCACAAATTATAATGCTGATGTTGCAAATTATACCACTAAGCAAGCAATGGAAAATAGTGAGTTTGCAACATCAGTTAAACCAACCAATGCGTTGATTCATGGAGTAGAATGCAAAATCAATGAAACCATTCTACCCCATAGATTTGTGAGAACAGGTGCTGTCCCACAAAATCAAGATTTGAGATTGTATGATTATGGGAACTTTCAATTCGCTACCCAAGCTAATCCAGTACAAGATCTGGGTGAATTATGGGTTTCTTATTGTGTGGAGTTCCTTAAGCCACAATTACCCACTGATGTTGGTGGCAACCTGGCTTCCAACCATACTTACCGAACAGGTCTTAATGCGTTGGTTGCCCCTTTTGGTATCACCCCGGTTACAAATGTAGGATCATTGGTTTTAACCACTGGCCCAACTACTGTGGCCTGGGGCGGTCAACCACAACAGTTGTACTTGTGCACCTTTATGTGGTCTTTTGCTTCTGGGGCTTTTATAGCCCCGGGGTTCAGTACAGTGGGTCTTACGATCCAAACTTATTTCGTAGGAGACACCTCATCGAATATCACCGCTCCAAACGCCAGCGTTACAACAACGGCAGGAACAGTGACATTTTTGGTGAGATGCAACACCCTCAACCCATCAACGGTATCTATGAGTGCAAACTTGTCGGGTGCCTTTGGTGCAACAGCGGTTGTTGATATCATAGTTACTGAAATGGACAACACAATCACGGCCTAATTGAGCCATCGGTAAAACCACACTGGATAATAGATCAGGTGGAGACGGGATTCATGACCCTAACCGTTTAAATGAAGGAGACAACCTTTTAAACCAGGGAGTACCTGACAATACTCATAGATGCGACATTAAGTTGAAATCAGTTTTGCAACTGTATCTTTCGTAGCTTTAGTGTTGTGTAAGTGCTCATGAGAATGTGCAAACGATACAAGTAGTGTTGTATAGTCCACCAGGCAGGAGTTATTATTTCGATATTGTAACTTATCGGCCAGTCAACTATGCATCCACCAATTCCATCAGCATGATATTGGTGTAATTTGTTGAGTGCATGACCATTGAAAACTTCACACACAGATGGGTTGGGCCCAATATAGTCCAGGTGAGTAGTACCAGAACTACCCCTCGGAAGTCCGAGGAGAGCAGCATGCAATTGTTAGTGGTATGTTGGATCAAATCTAACAACGCGGTAATCATAAAAACACAAGAACGCCCAGATTATCGTTGAAC